CAATAAATCAGAACGTAAAGTCTGAAGCTCCTCCGGCTTCAGCGATAGCTCCTAGCATAATGAGTTACAGTCAGGACCTTTGCACGGTCGGAAGGTCAGCAGCTTTCCAAGGTCAGATTTTTGGCTTTTCAGGTGGCAAAACTGTCACAGATCAAAATTGTGAAAGATTAAAGTTGTCTAAATATCTATATGACATGGGAATGAAAGTGGCTTCCGTTAGCTTGCTTTGCCAAGACGAAAGAGTATTTAAAGCTATGTCTATGGCAGGCACGCCTTGTCCAATTTTTGGAAAAATCGGCAAAGAAGCTACCGCAGAATGGCAGAAAAATCCAGCTCTACGACCTGATGTAGAAGATGCTGAAGCAGAATACATTGCAAAATGCACATACGACTCTAATCCAAACAGAGATAAAATAAATAAAGACATAGTTGGCGCAGTAAAAGTAATATATACCCGGAAAACTAAATCGAGAAAACAGTGTTCAAAAGAATTTTTTGCGCAGTAGCCTGTCTATACAGTCTTAACGTATCAAGCACATACGTCTATGAAGCCAATCAGGCTTTAATAGACCTTACCAACCAATCAGGAACAACCAATCTAAATGCAGGAGACGACCAAGTCTCATCTGCTTTTAGCCTAGGCTTCACCTTTGACTTTTATGGGCAAGAATTTACCGAAGGAAGAATTTCTACCAATGGCTGTTTGCACTTTAAAACTTCAGGCGCTTATTGTAACGACTACACACCTGACCCATTAACCAGTCAATTTACCTATGCCCTAGTACCTTTTTGGACTGATCTAATTAGAGACAGTGGCTCTAGTATGTTGGCTAAGAGCTTTGATGATAAAACAGTTTTTGGTTGGTATGACATGAAAGAGTATGGTCGCAGTAACACAGACAATAGTTTTGAAGTAATACTTTGGCGTGATGACAACTTTGAGTTCAGGTACGGTGCATTGGATATTGAAAAACACGATGTATTAATAGGAGAGGTAGGAAGTGGTAGCTCGCAAGTGTATCAATACTTGTTTTACGATCAATGCTCTACAGGCTCAACCAACTCTAGCTCATGTGTTAGCGGAACGTGGAATAGCTCATCTTCAAATACACTGCTAGAAAGCGGCGGTTCTCTCTACGGTTCTGGCACAGGAAATGCCATTGACTGTACCGACCCTCTAAATAATGCTGGATGCTCTGGCTACGCAGTAGCCTATCAAACACAACAATGTAATATCACTCAGCTTTATAATGATTCTTGCCCTTTATATTGGGAAGCGTATGACGATCAACAATGCGATCTAAATCCACAGTACGCACCTTTTTGCAGAGGCTACAGCCAGCAAGACTCCGTTGCTTTTTTTGATGATAGTACAGCAGACTATGGGTTTATAGATGAACAAGACCAATTTGCTACTGGTATATTCTTTGAAGAACATGAAGACCTAGGTTTTGAAGAAATTTTTGGCACCACAGATATGTTTGAAGATGACATGTTTCCGCTCTTTGAAGATTTTAACAGTAACCCAATGGACTACTTTGCTGAACCTACAGATGAAATGGTTATTTTCTTTGAACTTGATCAGCTACCTTTTGGTGTAGAATTTTCACCCACGCATGAACCAATGCATCACCAAGAAGACATGTTGCTTGATGAATTTTTATTTCAAGAAACTTTTTTAGTAGAAGATTACAGCGAACCTGAAACATTTATAGAATTTAACAGCGTAGAAGAATTAGAAGAATGGTTTGAAGAAGAGACAAGGCATGAAGAGGAGTTTGCTGAACTGGATGAACCAGAAGAAGAGATATTTGAAGAGGAAGCTGTTGAAGAAGTCTTTGAGGCAATTGAAGAAAGAATGGCTGAGGCTGAAATTGAAGAAGAAAGATTAGAGCTTGAAGAAGAGCAATCTCATGAGCCGATAGATGAAATCAGAGAAGAGTTTGAGTTGGTAGAAAACGAATCACCCACAGGAAAAAGTAAATTAATGAAGGTTGCTTTGAATGTTGTAAAACAAGGTTTAAATACCGCAAAATCAAGTTACTCTGGTTCATTTGGAGGCGCAAGTAACAATTCTGTTGTTTCTGGCTCTAACAACGCAACAACATCTTCATCAAGCGGAGGCATTAGCACCTCTAGCTCACCCAGTGCATCAGATCAATTTGCCAGCGCATCACAACAAACCAATCAAGTGCTGTCTATGTCAAATACTTCCGGCGGCTCATCAAACATGAGCGTGTCTACTGCGCCTATGCCAACATTTACAGACACAGCTTCTATGGCTATTGCGGATGTTCAAGTAAGCAATGTTCAGGGCGAAATAGATACGGCATCTTCTGGCGTAATGACTTCTTCAGAAGCAGACCAGATAGCAGACAAGATTATTGCCGCAAACATAGAAGAGCAGCAAGAAGAGATAGAGCAAGAACAACAAGACACGGGTCAATATGGAGATGAGTCAAAGCTTGTAGCATTAATTGGCTATGTCCCAGATTTTAATGCTTATTCACAAACAAGCGTGCCTGATTCAAAAGATTGGTATATAAGTGCAAATATTTATACTTCTGCTACACTAGACGACAACACCAGTGCTTTTTACGGTTTGGTTAATGATAATTTAAAAGGTTTGAGTCAGATGATAAGTGACCAACCTAATATGTGGAGATAATTATGGATTGGTTCCAAAGTAAAACAGGGCAACTAATTGCTCTGGCAACAATAGTTACAACTCTAGCCGGGTTCGGCTATTCCGGAGCGACTTACGTTAATCGCATAGCTAACCTTGAAGCCAAAATAGGTGGCATAGGTGAAACTGAAAACGAAATGAAGGTTATCGAAGAACGCTTTGCATCTATTGAAACATCAGTACAGTTTTTAGAAAAAGAAATTGATAGCATTGCCGTTCCTGATTTAACGGAAATTAAAACAGACATAGCTACGATTAAAGCCGATTTACAGTTTTTAGAAAAAAATATAAGCAAACTAGAAAACAAAGACGATAATCCGCTTAACGGCTAATGCGCTATTTTTTAATTGTTGTAATGGTTAGCGCTTGCGCATCATTGCCAGTTGAAAAAAAAGAATGGTCTGATGCTTATGATTCTAAAAAATGGAGAAATCAATACGAAACTTGTAAAGCAAAATTGTTTACAAAATATCCTGCTGAAATAAATACAGAAGAATGGAACAAATGTATGGGAGATTTAAAAAATGAGTAGAATTTTATTGGGCGTGCTTGCCGTATTAGGCTTGTTTACTTTTTTTCTTTGGAATGAAAACTCAAAACTAGCCGAATTAAACCAAGCGTTTGATCTTAGAGACAGGCAACAAAAAGAAGCCATAGAAACCCTGCAACAAGATTTTAAAACGCAAACAGAAGGCTTGCTTGAAATACAAAAAAGAAACAATGAAATTGAGCAAGAAATGACTCGTTATTTAGATATATTTAAAAGACACAATTTAACCAAGCTAGCTATAGCTAAACCAAACTTAATAGAAAAGAGGGTAAACAATGGAACAAAGCAAGTATTTGACAGCATCGAGGAAGTTAGCAGGGCTATTGACAGTCTTGACGATAATATCCAGTTGCAGCCTGTTTCCGAGTAGACAGCAAGTAGAAATTATTTCTAAGCCTATAGAGCGATCTATAGCGCAACCAGTTATGCCCAGAGCCATATCTTTAAACGACCCTTATTGGTATGTTGTTTCTGATAAAAACATAGAAGAATTTTTGTCGCGCATAGAAAAAGAAAGTGGCAGTGTTGTTTTCTTGGCTATGTCTGTTACTGACTATGAGTTAATGGCATACAACACACAAGAGCTAAAAAGATACATTAGCGAGTTGCAAGAAGTGGTTGTATATTACAAAAAAGTTACTACCAAAAAGGAAAATAAATGAATATATCAAACGAAGGAATAGCTTTGATTAAAAAGTTTGAAGGCTGTGAATTAAAGGCATACTACGATGCTGTAAATGTATTAACCATAGCTTATGGCAGAACTAAATCAGTTAAAGCTGGTGATACTTGCACACAAGAACAAGCCGATGCTTGGCTTGAAGAAGAGCTGCATGAATACGGCGGCTATGTAAACGATGCGGTAAAAGTCGATTTGAAGCAAAATCAATTTGATGCTCTTACGGCGTGGACATACAACTTAGGTCCTACAAATCTTAATAGCAGCACGATGCTAACCAAAATAAATGAAAAAGATTGGGATGAAGTACCCAATCAAATTAAGCGTTGGAATAAGGCTGGAGGCAAAGTTTTAGAGGGACTTGTCAGAAGAAGAGAAGCTGAAGCCAAACTTTTTGAAGGGTTAGAATGGTCAGACATCTAAATGTGTGTAAAAATGCAGTATGATGCGTTGTTGGAGTATTTGTCGATATCTCCTCTCACTCACAACTTCGCGTCTAGGGAAGTTGGTATTGTTTCCCACGAATATTCAAATCAACTTCCCGCCGTATGATTAATTTAGAAAAAATTAAATCATTCGATGTTTTGTCAAAAGATGAGCAAGTAGAGGCTCTAACTCTTATTGATAAATGGAAAAACATTAAAAGCAGAGAAAAGTGCAAAGATGATTTTTTAGAGTTTGTGCAAATGATGTGGCAAGGATTTATCATGGGCAGGCATCACAAGATTCTTGCAGAAAAATTTAACCGCATAGCTCAAGGCAAACTTAAAAGGTTAATTGTTTGTTTGCCACCAAGACATTCTAAATCAGAATTTGCATCAACCTTCCTGCCAGCTTGGATGATGGGTCTAAACCCTAGTCTAAAAATTATACAAGCAACCCATACAGCAGAATTAGCTGTGAGGTTTGGTCGGCGTGTAAGAAACATTATTGACTCCGAAGATTATCAAACTGTTTTTCCCAACATAACTCTTTCAGGCGATAACAAATCAGCAGGCAGGTGGACAACCAGTGACGGCGGAGAAGCTTTCTATTCAGGAGTCGGCGGAGCCATTACAGGTCGTGGCGCAGATTTATTAATTATTGATGACCCGCATTCTGAGCAAGATGCCATGTCTCCGACTGCAATGGATGGTGCTTGGGAATGGTACACGTCAGGTCCACGCCAGAGGTTGCAACCCGGTGGTACTATCATATTAGTAATGACGCGATGGTCAACCAAAGACTTAGCAGGAAGATTGCT